CCAAACCACGCCCCACGACGGGCCGTCAGACCGCCCAGCACGGCGGCGACCGCCGCCTTGAATCCGTTGATATGCTCCATATCAATCGTCCTCCCTTACATAATCCGTCCGTTTTCCCGATCAGGGCCTCCACAGTATCCTTGGAGTAGTTCCCGGCTTTCCAGTAGTCGGGCTGGTCGATAATGCCGACATTAGCCAGCGTGTCCACGTCGGTGTCCAACTTGGACACATTCGCCGTCTCTCCCCGGCAGAGCGCCAGGAACGCCTCCCAGGCCCCGGCGGTGGCCCGGATGGTCTTGGGACAGTCCTTGCCGTTCCAGCGGTTGTGCTGGACTACATTGTCCAGCGGGATGCCGTGCTCCTCCATGAGCAGGCGCACCAGGCTGGCGGCATTGGCCTGAGCCTGGGCAAAATCGCCCCCGGCGTTGACGCAGATCTCGATGCCGATGCTGGTGGTGTTGCCCGGCCCGTCCTTGCCGTCCCCGGCGTGGTAGGCGGTCTCGTAGTCGGGCAGGTGCTGGACAATGGCGTGGTCGTCCACGGTGTAGTGCCAGCTCACCAGATCATCCTCCCCGGCGGCGCTGTCCAGGTAGGCCCCGTGGGCCGCGGCGTCGGCGCCCTTGGCCGCGTTGCCGGTCTCATGGATGGTGATGTAGGTGTCCGGGTTGGTGTCCCTGCCCGGCCGGTTTTTGCGCCCGTCGGAGATGATATGCTCCTGGATGGCGATGCCGTTGTCTGTGGCCCTCTGAGGGCCCTCCACGGCCTCCAGATAGGCCAGGGACACCCAGCCCTTATCTGTCCTGCCCCATCCGTCCCGGGCCTCCAGCACGTCCACCACGGCCCCGCAAGGGTACGCCCCCGCCTTGCCGTAGCCGGTGCCGGGGCCGCTGCGGATGTTGACGCCGATGCTGGGCGTCACGGTGTACTTGCCCATACTCTCCTCCTTGTCCGGCGGCTGCTGGCCGCCCTCCGTCGTCCAGATACACAGATAACCCTTGACCCGCTTGCCGTTGCTGATGCGCTGGCCGTCCCCAAAGTCGCAGTTTGAGGAGCTGCCCGCGTCCAGTCCCAGGGCCCGCAGGTTGGCCGCCTGGTCGTACCGGCAGCCGATGCTCACCAGCTCGTCCCGCAGCGCCTCGGGGGTCTTGGCATCGCGGGTGCCGTCGCCGGAGCAGTACAGGATCACCCGTGCCCCGGCCAGCAGGACGGCGGAGCGGCCCCGGGTGTCCCCGTACTCCGGGGAGTAGCTGAGGGCCTTGCCCGGCCCTCTGGTGGGCGTCAGCAGCTCTACGCCGCTGAGGTAGGAGGCACCGCCGTTGTCGGGTACGATGTCCATGCGGATGTCGGCGCCCTTGTCCCAGGTCAGCCCCCAGCCGTTCCAGCCGGCGGCCGCTTTGACTGTGCCGTCGATCTTGAGATTGCCCACCGGGCGGCCCGTGATCGTGTCGTAAAACCAGGAATTGAGAATGTACTGGCACCCGCAGGCGGCCTTGACCTGCTCCATAGACCGCCCCCTGGCCTCCACCAGGGCGGTGCGGGTGATGTCCGCCCTGGTGATGACCGCTATGTACTTACTCATGGTCTTCGGACTTCTCGCCGTTGATGGGGCCGGGGTCGGCGGCGTTCTCCATCAGCTCAACCATGCCCTGATAGTCCTTTGCGTTCCACAGGGCGGCCAGGGCCTTAACGTTAGCCTGACGCTTTCTGACCCAGACGTTAAACGCGTCATTCTCCTCGGCCAGATCTGCATCAGCGCCCAGGGCATCCCAGTCAGGCCGGAAAGCCACAGGCAGATTTTCCGCGCCGATGTCCACCGCCTTACTGTGTCGAATGTTGTTCTGCACCATGCTGCCGCCTACGCCCAGATCTACATCGTTAGCGTTGGCGATCGCGTAGCAGGCGGGGGTGAGCTCGTTCCAGTTGATGTTTTTCATAATAAGCTTCCTTTCTTTTATCCGGCGGTTTCGCCGTTGATTACTGTCTCACTTCCGGGGCAAGCAGCCCGGCCAGCTCTTGGTACTCCTCCGGGGTGAGCCGGTCGGCGGCCAGGTAAACATCCATCTTGTCCTGGAGGCCATCGGTTCGGTTCTTCTGGATGAGCAGCTTGCAAAGGTTGTATACGGTTGTCATGGCGTCTCCTTTCTCATGTGGCAGCGGTGGTAGTCAGCTCCAGCATACACAGCCGCGCCTCGTGCTCGGACAGCATGTCCAGAGTGATGTCCTCTGCGGGGGGCGGCTGGGGTTCCGGCTCCGGCTCTGGGGGCCGCTCCGTGGGCGTGACACCCACCAGCTTGCCCTCCTCAATCTGGAGGTTACACCAGCCATAGGTCGCCCACACCGTGTCATGGAGGTGGGCGGGCACCTCTATGTAGCCCTCCAGCCAGCAGGCGCGCCGCCCGCTCTGGCTCTGGATCGGGTGCTGGCCGGTCTCCAACGGGTCAATTTGGATGATGGTCATATTTAATTCACCTCTTATTTCTAAACTATGGCGTAGTAGTGATATACAACTTGAGATAAATTAAGCTGCACAGTTGCTGCATCAGATGGAGTATAGTTATAATACCAACTGAAAGTTTTTCCATCCGCTGATTTTTTACCGTAAGAATCTCTTGAGTTGCTAGAGTAGAAAAAACCAAAGCCGCTTGTATACTCAGTAGGGATAATGCTGCCGGGAATAATGACAGAAGTTTCGCCAGTACCAGAATTGTCGATACTTCGATACGAATCTGGCCATTGCATGCCATAAATACAGAGTATTTTAAAGGGTTCGGCTAAGGTTATTTGATTAGGGTTGCTTTTACCTGTTTTTCCTGTCCCCACATAGCTCCCCGTGACAATCGTCGGCGCAGTCACGATATTTGCAAACGGGATTCCCAAGTATTGATATTCGACTCCCTCCACGATACCTGAATCGGGGTAAGCCTTGCGGTCATTGGATTGGACATACTCCCACGGACCAATCCCATCTACAAACTTTGTGGACACGGCTGAACTCTGGAGCGTGAGCTTTTTATAGTCACCGTAGTCAGTCATCTTCGCATTGGGGGCATTGGGAGCGGTATAGCGGTCGCCCAAGTCTCGTTCATAGTCACTCGGTCCAATCATCGTTCCATTCCAATACTTTCCCTTAAGGGTATTTGCTTTGGAAACTCCCGTACCCGAACGCGACAAATCATTTTCCTCTATTATCAGGTTCTTAATCGGTGCCAAAAGAGTCACCTTGCCTGAACTGCTGATTGTGATGTCCGAAGAATAATTTATATTCACCATAAAGGCGTTCACAGTATTGAGGACATCTTCTTCTGTTGCCTGTGAAATGACGGCCTCATAGTGCGATTTTGACTCCCGTCTGCGCCACCAATGCTGGTTGTATTTCCCCAGGAAGGACAACACATCGTCTGGAATGGCACTGGAGGAAAGTCCATATAGTGCCGCGGTTTCCGGTGTAAGTGTTTCCTGTTTGGTAAACGCCCCCACCTGCTCTGCCGTGACGGCGTGAGGGTTGTTCTTGTTCCCGGTGTGGGCGCTCAGGGCATTCTGCACCGCCGCCGCGCTGCCCGCCGGGTCATAGTCCATCGGCGGCAGCTCCGAGGGGGGCAGCGTCCCGTCGTCGCCCAGAACCGGGATATGCAGGTTTTTACCCGCACCGCCGATGTAGAGCTCCCCGGCGTCTGTCGCCAGCCCGAACTCCCCGGGGGCCAGGGTGGGCAGCTTGGCCTTGCTGCCCCGTTTTATTTGGATTTTCGGCATGATGCCGTCACCTCCTCACTCAAATGTCCCGCCGTCCACGGTGCTCAGGGACAGGCTGCCGTCTCCGCCCACCTTGAACTCCGTACCCGGCTTGACGTGGCCGAGCTGGCTGGCGGACGCGGCCACGCCTGTGTGGGCCGCCGGAGCCGCGCCCACGTCGGCGGCGGTGGTGCCGTGTGGGTTGCCCGTCTTGATCTGGCTGTGGTCGTAGGCCGCCTTGCCCTTGTCGCCGGGGTAGGCGGTGCTGGAGGTCTCGCCCAGGGCCAGGGAGGGGGAGATCTCCACATACTGCGTGCCGCTCCAGCGGTAGGTCAGGTTGGTATCCTCGGCCACATAGATCTTGCCGTCCTCGCCCTCCTCCGGGAAGGCCGCCCGGTTCTCAAACTCCAGCACATCGTCCACATAGCTGGGGAGCTGGGCGGCTGGCACCTTGCCGTCACTCCCCAGGGTGGCGACGCCGTTGGCCGCGCCCTTTTCGGCGGCTGGGACGGCACCCACGTCTCCGGCGGCCAGGGTGACATTCCCGCTCAGGGGCTTGCCGTTGATGGTGGTGGTGACGGGCACATAGGTGCCGGACAGGTCGGGCAGCAGGGAGGCCAGCAGCTTCCCGCCCGCCTGCACCACGGGCACGTTGCCCTCCTCTGCTCCGGTGTTGGCCGCCGCCGCTGTGCCCAGGCCGGTGACCTTGGAGCTGGGGATGCTGGGGATGTCGGAGACCTCCAGCATCTGCCCGGCGGTCACCTGGCCCTTGGTGTTGACCGTGACCTTGGTGTACGTCCCGGCCTTGAGCCCGGACAGGGCCGCCAGCACGAGCTGGAGCCGCACGTCGGCGGAGCCGTCGAAGTTGACCGCCTCCGCCGTGGCGTCCCCGGCCGCGGAGAACGCCCGGGGCGTTTTCAGGCGCTCGGCCGTGTCCGCCGTGCCGCCGGTGGGGTTAATGTTCACCTTGCCCGAGGTCGTGCCCACGTAGACGTTGCCGGTGTCCAGGGCCACCGCCAGCTCGCCCTCCGCCAGCTCCAGGCGGGCCACCGCTTCCTGTAGACCTCTCTTGATCTGGATTTTCGCCATGTTCATTCATCCTTCCTGTTTTTTTGATTTATTTCCCGGCGTTGCCGTCGATCACAAGATTCTGGTGGGCCATGGGGTTGACCATGTGCTCCTCCAGCGTGGTGGAGCCATCCGCCGCCGCTACGCTGTTCCCGTCCACCCGCAGGTTGGTGTGGGCCAGGGCCGCGCCGTTGTGGGTCTCCACCGGGTCTGTGTCCCAGTTCCCCCCGTCCACGTCCTGCACCAGCTTCCCGTCCTGCCCCAGCGTCGCCACCCCATTGGGCGCGCCCTTCTCGGAGGACTTGACGTACCCGGACAGGTCGATGCCCGCCATCGCCTCCTCCAGCTCCTCGTGGGTTACCCAGACGCCCGCCGGATACTCCAGCGAGACCTCCACCTCTCCGGTGACGCCGATGGCCACGGGGAAGCGGTGTACGTCCAGGCCCTCGGCGATGGGCGGCACCGGCTGGGCCCGGTCGCCCAGGGCGGCGTAGTAGAGCAGGGTTGGCGCGTCGTCGCCCACCTTGGCCATGACGCCGAACTCGGAGAGCGTGAAGCCCTCCTCCAGCCCGCCGCCCATGTCGTTGCGGTACTCCACCAGCATGGAGATCTGCCCGCCGGCCACCGCGGGCGT